CTTCAGACTCTGTAGTAGAGTTTAACGGTGAGATTCTCTTTCTTAGCCCTGATGGTATTAGACCTGTAACCGGTACAGAACGTATTGGCGATATTGAGCTAGGTACACTGTCTAAACCAGTACAGTCTATCTTTGAAGCATATTCCCGAAACGAGAACTTAGATGCAATCACTATGGTCGTGGTTGGACGCAAGTCTCAGTTTAGACTCTTCTTTGCTAACTCAGAATCTCTAGGGCTGATTGGCTCACTGCGCACTTCTAGTCAGACTGCGACAGGGTTTGAGTATTCCCAGCTTGTAGGTATTGAGGTGTACTGCGTTGACTCTGGGTATATCGGAACAGAGGAGTTTGTCATCCACGGAGACTCCCTAGGTAAAGTGCACAGACAAGAGCAGGGGTTTACGTTTGAGGGTAATGCTATCTTCTCACTGTACCAGACACCCTACCTTTACCAAGACGACCCTATCATTCGTAAAACCTACTACGATATCAATACGTACATGCGTTCTGAGGGACAGGTTAGTGTGAACATTGGTGTAGAGTTTGACTACGGAGATATTGGTACAAGTGTGCCTACAGACTATGTCTTTACTACGGAGGGTGCTGCGTCCTACTGGGGGCTGGCCACATATGGTGCCTCTGACATCTATGATGGTAACCCTAGCCCTATAAGAAAAACTAACTTGCAGGGGTCGGGCGATTCTATCTCCCTCACCTACGTTACAACAGAAGCCCAACCAAGCCACACCATTCAATCGTTTGTGATCTCGTATTCGCTCGCAGACAGGAGGTAACTAATACATGTCCGGATATAGCCGCCAATCTAATGCGGATATCGTACCTACCGCTGTTGTACGATCTGCCCCCGTAAACGCAGAGTTTAACGCTCTCCGTGATGCTTTTGCTTTTGCTACGGGTCACAAGCATGATGGTTCTTCTACTGAAGGGTCCTACATCCCTCTCATCGCTGACACGGATGCGAACAACAAGGTAAGTGTAAACACTGAGCAGAACCGCATTGAGTTTTACTCAGAGGTTTCTTCTGCTCCGGCTGCTCAAGTCTACATCCAAGACGGTGTGATTGTTCCAGTTGTTGACAATGACGTAGACCTCGGAACAACTACACTAGAATTTCGGAACCTGTACCTTGATGGCACAGCTAAGGTAGACACCCTAACTGTAGACGAAAACGCAACTATTGTAGGTACCCTTGGTGTCACGGGTCAATCAACCCTAGCTACCGTAAATATTGATGGTGGTACAATCGACGGTACTACAATCGGTGCTGCTTCTGCTGCTGCTATTACGGGTACGACTATCACAGCAAGCACTCAGTTTACTGGTGACCTTGTTGGTAACGTAACAGGTAATGTTACAGGTAACGTAACGGGTAATGTCACAGGTAATGTGACGGGCGACCTGACAGGTAACGTCACTGCTTCAAGCGGTTCTTCTACCTTCGATAACGTCACAGTCAACGGTACACTTGACGTTACAGGTACCACCATCGCCAACGTAACAGACCCTGTTAATGCTCAAGATGCTGCAACCAAGAACTATGTAGATACTGCTGACGCCCTAAAGCTTAACCTCTCTGGTGGTACCATGAGTGGCAACATTGCTATGGGCACTAACAAAGTTACAGGTCTTGGCACCCCAACTACCTCAACAGATGCTGCTAATAAGGGTTATGTTGACACTGAAATCAGCAATCTTATTGACTCTGCTCCTGCTGCGCTTGATACACTCAACGAGCTTGCTGCTGCTTTGGGTGATGATGCAAACTTTTCTACCACTGTAACGAATAGTCTAGCAGGTAAGTTAAGCCTTACTGGTGGTACCATGACAGGGGATATTACCCTCGGTGCCAATAAAGCTACAAGCACTGCTACTCCTGCTACAGATGACACCCTAACACGCAAAGGTTATGTTGACACCCAAGACGCTCTGAAGCTGAGCCTGACTGGTGGCACTATGAGTGGTGCAATCGCTATGGGTACCAGCAAGATCACAGGTATGGGTGATCCTACAGCCAACCAAGATGCAGCCACTAAAGTCTATGTTGATACAGCAGATAACCTGAAGCTGAACCTATCTGGTGGTACCATGACGGGCAATATTGTCATGGGTAGCAACAAAGTTACATCTACTGCTACACCTACTACAGATGATGACTTGACTCGCAAAGCTTACGTGGATAGTATTCTTGGGTCTGCTACTGCTGCTGCTACAAGTGCTGCTGCTGCTGCTGTATCTGAGAGCAACGCAGCTACAAGCGAATCTAATGCGGCTACTTCAGAAGCTAATGCTGCAGCTTCCTACGATGCTTTTGATGATAGATATCTTGGTTCCAAATCGGTAGCACCAACCTTAGATAATGATGGTAATACCCTTCTTACAGGCGCTATTTACTGGAACTCCGTAGCCGAAACACTTTATATTTGGACAGGCTCAGTTTGGAAAACTGCTGCGCTAGACGCCAGTGGTGCACTACTTATCTCAAACAATCTGAGCGATCTTGCTGATACCTCAACCGCAAGAACAAACTTGGGTGTCGCTATTGGTACAGATGTACTTGCCTATGACAGCAATCTCCAAAGTTTTGTAACAGCGTTTACTCTTCCAACTTCAGATGGCACAACAGGTCAGATTCTGCAGACAAACGGTTCTGGTACACTAAGCTTTCAAACTCTCGAAGCCTTTGATACGCAGACAGCTAATACAACCAGCACTTCTCCTACTGCTATTGCAACATATGCTACAGCGTCCTACGATGGCGCTAAGGTCGTAATCATAGCTGAAGATGGTACAGATAAAACAGTGAGCGAGATGCTTATTACTTGGAAGAGCACAACAGCAACAGCCACTGAATATGCAATTATTAACACTGGTTCTTCTGCTGTAGCAACATTTGATGTGGACATATCTGGCGGCGACTTTAGAATCCTTGCAACTGCAGCCGCAGCAACATCTACAAACTACACAGTAAAAGCTATCACTATTTAACCTAGGGGAAAGTGAACCTATGGCTAACGACAAAGACTTCAAAGTAAAAAACGGCATAGTTGTAAACGGCAATGTTATTGAGGCTGTCGGTACGATTGCTTCAAGTACCCTTGACCTATCAACTGGAAGTGTCTTTGCGGATGCCCCTTCTGCTAATGTAACGTATGTTTTTAGCAATCCGCCTGCTTCTGGTACAGCTTGCAGTTTTACTTTGAAAGTCACCCCGTCAGCTACTGTAACTGTAACATGGCCTGTCTCTGTGTATTGGTCTGGTGGTACTGCCCCTACTGCTCCTGCTAGTGGTGAGACTGATGTGTACGCCTTCTACACCACAGATGCTGGAACGACATACTACGGTTTTCAGGTAGGGGATGCTCTTGCATGAGTAATTTTCTTTTAAAAAAAGGTCTTGAAATTAATAAGACCTTAAAACAAAAAGTCGGTACCATTACTGGCAGCAGTATTGATGTGTCTTCAGGTGACTTCTTCTCCTTTACGCCAACTCTTAACACC